TTACATCCACGCGGATGCCACCGACGAGCGCGGTCTTGATCTGCCCAAGGTCACCGAACAGGATTGGCTTGGCATTGTCAGCAATGTCAGCAATCCCTGAAGCGGTGTAGACAGGCTTGCCAAGGAGGCGATCAACGCCACCCTGACCACCTGGCTGGAAGAGCGGAACGCTGGACGATGTGATTCCAAGGATTGCTCCAAGGGTCGCATCGGACATCAGCCAGCCGCTCTTAGCAGCCGAACGGTACTGCTGCTTCACAGCGTACTGAAGCGAGACCAGTTCCGCATAGGTCGGAACAAAGGTCGCACCAGTCACGCCTGAACCAGCAGCGCTTACGACGGCCGTACCAGCGGCTGCGCCGTGAGCGATTGCAACTTCCTGACCAGCAGCGTCAGCGATGAACGCGGCGATGTCGAAAGCGGCATCCTCCACGAGCTCTTCTGAAACTTGGACCAGGATCTTGTAGCCGCTCGGAGTCAACTGCAAGGTACCCATTGTTGGGTCACTTTCTACGATTGTCCCAGCCTCGCCAGGAGCGGTCGCAGTTCCGAGAGCCGTGGCTCGTGGGAACTTGATCGCGTTGCCGGTGGCAACCTGAATTACATCAACAACATCTGGGTTGATGAATGGGTTGATCTGACCAGCCACAACATTGACGCGTGGGAACACGGCAACTGGATCACCCAGGTTGCTGCTCTTGGTCACATCGCGGCGCTCAAAGGTCTCTGAGCCGCCAGCAAGACCGATCGCGCGGAGGCGCTCGGAGTCGCTCTTAGCCTTAGGAGCCGTAGGAGCCACGACAGCGGCGAACTCGGCACGAGCCTCGTTAGCAGCCTTGCGTGCTTCGCCAGCGTTCTGCTCGGCTTTCATCGCCTCAGCCAGCACGCCAGCCTCTGCGATAAGTCGATCAAAACGAGCCTTGTCTTCCCCATCCAGGGCGACTGAATTGTTGGCTGCGTCCACGGCAATGCCGCGAGCCTCAGTCAACAGGTGCGCTCGCTTGTCAGCGAGATTTGCGAAGTCGGACATAGGGTCCACTTCCTTTCTCCGCGCATAGGCGGACTATCTGTTTCTGCTCTCCTCGGTGGGTTGCTCTAACGCGGACTCGCCTACTTAGGGCGGTGGGGCGTAGGCACGAGACCTAGAGTGCTTCACCTTCTGCCGATGCCAAGGTGAGCATTGCCATAGCGACGGATGGGTCAATGACCTTCTCCTGCTTTGGTGCCAACTTGGAACGGACAGCATCAATGACAGCCACTTCCTCGGCGGACAGTTCGCGTCCAGCCTTGACTGCTTCAAGTGTGGCGACCAGCGCCTCAGCCTCTACGCCGATCTTTGGCGCGGTAACCTGGCGGATTGCCGTGAGACCAAGGGTCGCAGGGTAGGCAGGGGTCTGGCCACCGGCAGCAAGGATGCTTACCTCAAACAGGTTGGCTTCCTTGATCGTGCGGCTGTTGCCATCCCAGGCATCCTGCGTCATCTGGAATCCAAATGACATTCCAGCGGCTGCGGCCTCGTGCGTCAGCATCGAGATGACCTTGGCTGCGTCTGGGTCGGCTGGGTCTAGCTTCGCCTCAACGCGCAGACCAGTCTCGTCCTCAGTCAACTGAAGGCGGCCGCTCGCGGTCGTGGCAAGGGCGCGCGCCTCGTCGTGACCAAACAGGAAGGCAATAATCTTCTGCCCTGCGGCAGCGCGAGAGAGTGAACGCTTGAATGCTCCAGGCGCAATGCGCTCCTCAAACGGCAAGCCCTCAGACGCGCTGTTCCAGACAGACGCGTAGCCGGTAAAGGTTCGCTGTCCGTCAGCGTCAGCCTCGGCAAGACGGTACTCGCCGATTGGTAGCGAGCGAACTTCTTTCTCTTTCAAGTCAATCACCTCTGCTGTGTCGCCCACTGCTGAGCGATCTTCTTCTGATGGTAGGGGCGCAGGTTGATCTTCCGAGTCATTATCCACAGCCTGATCGGCAAGGTATTCCTCTGGCGAGTACGCCTCAATCTCTAGGCGGCGAGCCATCTCGCGCACCTCTGCGTCATTGTCAATGGCGTACTGGAGTTGCATTCCGTACTGCTCCTTGAGCAGGCCGTACTTGTACTCCTTGAATGCCAAGCCGGTAGCGAATGGCGTGCCGTCAAAGTCATTGAGGTGTACCTCTTCAACGCCAGCCAATTTGTATTCCTGAAGCCAAGCGCGCGTCTCCTCAAGTCGATCAATGCTGCGAGCAGAGACCACGATGATCTGGGTTTGGCTGTCCATTACCTTGCCGTTGAGGGCATTAATGAGCGGCTGGTTTGGTTGCTCGTTCTCTAGAACTAGCGTGCCGTCTAGGTCAACGATGGTGTAGGTCATACCTGTGGGTCCTGACCAACTACGCCGATGTTGAGCGCCTTGTAGTGCTCGTCACCACCGACCACATCCGCGCGATCCTCAAGACGGCGGATCTCGTTGAGCGACAGGATGCCGTTATTTAAAGCGATGGCGTATGCGTCGTAGCGCTCCTTGGTCGTAGGTCGGAGCAGGCCGTCAAGGGTGAACTTGATGAAGGTCTGATCAGCACCTGGAACGAGACGCTGCAAGCCAGCCTCTAGCCGCGTGACCAGTGGTCCAAGACCAAGTCGCAGCCATTCGATGCTGACGATCTCAACGCTGTTGTACGAGCTGTTGCCGCCTGGGTACTGGAGCAGGTGGAGAGGTACGCCCATCAGCCTGGCAATGCTTTCCACTCCCCAGTGGAGGGTCTCTACGAGCTGCATGTCGCTGATCTTCATTGACATCTGTTGGAAGTCCGCACCGCCAGTCAACACCGCGATTTTGTGCATGCGTTCCACGCCTTCGTGGCGGCGGCTGAATGAGTTGCGGAGTGAGTCAGCCTGATCCTGCGTCAACTCGCCAGGGATCTTGATCACTGCGGATGGCGCTGCGCCCTGCTCATAGAACTTCGCGCTGTACAACTGCGTGGCGCTGGCAAGGCCAAGCGTCGTGCGGTGCTGCTCAACAGGCGATGGTGCGCGCAGCGCCGAGCCAGTGGCAAACAGTGGAATGTGCAGGATTGCGTCAGCGGTCAACTCCACGCCGACATTGTCATCGCCAGTGACGGTGTAGACCGGTGCGCCATCAACGCTCTTGATGGTGACCTTCTGCGGATCGAGTACGCGCATCTCAACGATGTCACCGTTGCGCCCCTTGATGAACAGCACGAACAGATTGCCATCAATGAGGAGGCTGCTGACCATGCGATGCTTGAGGTCAAAGCCAGTGAAGTTTGGGTTGTTTGGCTGCGGCATGGTGAGCCACGACGGTGACGGTCGGTATGGGCGGCGCGTACCGTCAACGCGAATGTAGGTATCCCATGGCAGGGAGGCGACAGTATCGGCGTAGAGCTTGACGGCTGCGTAGTAGGCTCCGATTGAGAGCGCCGTCTGGCTGTTGATTGATACACCAGCAGAAGAAACCGATGGTTGATTGTCGGTGATCCAAGTGCCACCTACGGCACGCTGCTCACCAAGGATGCGGCGAAGGATGCTCACTTACGGTCTCCTAGCGTATAGCCGATAGCGGCAACAGCCGCACCTAGTGCGATGAGTCCCAATGGGAGAGAGAGTAGCGTGATGCCTGCAATCACAAGCGCCGCACCCACAACTTCGAGAAGGTTGCTAATCATAGGTTGATCCACTCCACTTTCGCTGCTTGCTTAGGTTCAATCTGTAGGAACTTTACACCCTGGAACGCAACCACGGCAGACACGGCCGCGTCAATTCGGTCAGGCGAAGCCTTGTACGCCTTGGTCAAGACCTGCCCATAGCGCGTCAGGCGCGTGTGGACATTGCTGATATGGCGAGCCAAGAGCGGTGAGCCATCATGGCGCAGCCCCTCGCCAGTTGCTACCGCTGTGAAGAATCGGTCCACGGCTGGACCCATCCGCTCAATCGTGGCGGTGTTGAACACTGCCACGCGCTTGCCATACCGGCGCGTCCACTCCTCAATCTCGGATGACCAGCCAGGAGGGTCGCAGAACAGGGTGGCATCGTAGGTCTGCATGATCTGATCTACGAAGGCATCCACCTCGCCGCGCGGCACAGTCCAGTCTGGATCACGGTTGGTGTCTGACTTCTCCCACGCCTTGATCAGGAACAGGTGACCGTCCATCGTGCAGGCGGTGAGCACCGATGCGTCACGCGCGTAGGAGCCGTCAAAGCCAATGCTCAGGCGCTCGCCTGGAATCAGCACGCGCTCACGGTCTGCCAGTTTCATCCATGCCTCTGCGCCGATCCAGCGGTCTGGCGGCTGCACAAAGCGGTTGAGGTGGTAGCGCTGCCACTCGTGCATCGGCACCTCGTTGGCGCGTGCGAGCAGTCGGTCGATGTCTACAAATGCCGGTGCGCTAGGGTTCGCCTGCTCTAGTGCAGCCCTACGGCCAGTGTCGGTCTCTAGGTCGTGGCTGTCAGCAGCCGCCCACCATTCGACTAGGAACCCAGGGTCGCTCACCTCGCCAGACGAGATGCGCTTGGCGTAGGTCAGCATCCTGCCGAGCAGCGTGTTCTCGTCCGAGCCTGCGGTCGAGATGTTCAACTCCAGCGCCTCGGCTCGCTTGGCGAGAGAGTTGGAGAGCACGAGATGCACGCGCTCTTTGTTGCCAGTCCACTCGTGCAACTCGTCAGCGATAAAGCAGGTAGGTCGCCCACCGTCGTTTGTGCCTGCCGCAGCAGCCACGCGGTACATACGCCCAGGGCGATCCTTGATCAGAATCTCGGTGTCATAGACCTCAAAGAGTTTGGCGAGTGGACCCTGCGTCAGCATGATCCGAGCCGTGCCGAAGAGCAGGTCAGCCTGCTCGAACGATGCAGCAGCGATAGGGATGTTGGGCGACTTCGGAGCCTTTGGTCCTGCCAGTTCTGCCAAGGCGATAGCCGCGAGCAGCTCGGTCTTGCCGTTGCCCTTCGGCGTACCCAAGAGCGCGCGCTTCACAGTGCGCTTTTGTGTGGCTGCGTCGTACTCGTAGA